CGCCACCAGTGCCTGTTGATTCGACCTTTGGTGTCTTGAATTTTCCAGCACGACCGAACTGCTCGGCAACTGTCGTTGTAAATGGATATACTGTTGAAGAACCTACTGCTGTAATTTGATCTCTGCCTTGTGCATTAGCCACATGAGAGATAACAATTAGGGAAAGTGCAAAAAGAACTGCGAGTTTAGATTTCATGGACTGACTCCTTTAGGTTGGAATCAGTATATAGAGAAAAGTCGTTTCGAAAATATTTCTAAATCACCAACTTGCCATGTTTTTTGGAAGAATTTTTATATTTTTAAAATCTTGCGCAACAAAATGAAAACTAATTTGGCATTGCGGACCACATTGTTGAATGTGGTCATACCAAGTCTCGTTTATTTTTTGTGTGTCTGGATGTCGCATATTTCTTAAAATTAAGCCAGTTGCAAAATATTTTTTAGTCTCTAATTTTTTACCAAGATTAATTTGGCTATTCACATACTTGACTGTTCTTTGCCATTCTCTTCGATATCTCCATTGATACATACACTCAATAATATCAAATAGGACATTATTTTTTTCATCTATTTTTGGAGATGTATTATGTGTTCTCATTGCAATAGAAGAACCCATTGCTTCCATAGTCTCAATTGTTTCTTCGATTCGATTTAAATTAAAAGTGAGTTTATCATCAACATAAAGCAAGTAATCATATTCCTGCAATTCTGGGAATATATGCGGCATTGCTTTTGGAACTTTTGCTTGTTGCGCGCAATGTGTCGCATCGTTAGTAAGTTCAGCATCCATATAAATGGGTTTCCAATTAAACGAATTGGTCACTGTGAATACATGTGGATCGTTTGCAACAAAATAGTGTGGAAATCGAGAATCAATTGGATTAGGTTTCCATGTGATTCTATCAACATGCCCGCAAAACGTTGTATACACAGCTAATTTCATAGTAAGATTTTAATAAAGGTCTCGGTTTATCTATCGTCACACAGTGCGCACTATGCCCTAGATTCCTCTTTTACAAAGACAGCCATCGCTGTGCGACAAACCTTACACCGAAAGGTAGGGCGGCTGGTTGGTTATTTAGCCAATTTTAATTGACTTAACGTTGCTCACGCGGAATGATCTCCAATCTTTTGTTTCTGTGTCCCAGACAGAGATGTTGTTGTCACCACCGCGATTTTCTTGCAGCAGAACTTGACCATTCGTTGTTGGGGCAGGCACATATTCTCCAAGCAACGTGCATTTCATTGTGCGCTCTGTTCCATCAAGTTTTGTGAATGTGACAGTGACAACATTGTTACGAAGCATATCAAGCAAGTTTTCTTTTGTGAATACCATGTTACACCTGAGATAAGATTGGTTTGAGGGACTTTTCTGGTAAATGCCAATTCTTGAAAGTGACTTTAATCATTTCCTTAATTGTCTTCTTTGGAATACAACCTTCCTTTACCATAAGACCATTGTATCCTGCTTTAGCGTAATTGTCAATAAAGTGCTTAACGTCTCCAATATGTGCCTTCATAAATTCGATTGACTCTGGTTCTTCAGCCGACTTAAAAGTCAAGATATTGTATTTGTGTATCTCAAGATCTTGTGTTGCATATGGTGTGATTTTATCTCTGAACCGATAAACTGTTGTCTCAACCTCGTTGAATCCATTTTCTTGAGATGTGATTCCCCAAATTGCACCATCGATTTCTTTTAGGTCCATTTGACACCTCTCATTTAATAAAGTACCAGCCAGTAGCAATATACTTCGGATGTGTGTAGACAGTCAAGCCACGATGTAAATGTGTAAATGCTGCAGGAAAAATACAAACAGTTCCAACAGTTGGTTGCACTTTCATGTGCTGATACATAAACTCAGTTTCTGCCTCGCCTTCTGGCATGTCGTTTAGATAAAGAGTCCAAACTAATTCTCTGTCATGAGAGTCTTGACCTGCCACTTGTTCATGATGCCAAACATGATATCCTCCATATGGAAGAGTTCTTTGTATCTTAATACAATTTCTATTTGTTAAGAATTGGTCTTTAATGTGAGTAAATTCTTCTCCATATTGCGTAGCACAACTATCAACAGCGTCTGAAATAAGTTTTGTTAATTCTGGTTCACCATACTCTTCACGATTCAAAAAAATTGCCTGATCTTTTCTGAATAAACAATTTCCCCATTTATTGTCCTCGGCTAAATGGCGCAGTTCTAATTTGCTGTAATGGTGATCAAACCTTTCGATAATATAGTCACATGTTTCTTTTGAAAGAAAGTTTTTCCAAACACGAATAAAAGTTTCCATTACACTTTCTCCGCACATTTCTCTTGCATGTATCTTGCAATATACCAAGCATCAACAACGTCAGTTGTTGGTGAACCAAGTTTGGTTGTTGGACTAATGATATTGTGCAACTCAATTCCTGTCTCAGCAACAAAGGCTTCGTACATCTTTTCTTTTGTTGCGTTACCCTTTCCAGTGGCATATTTTTTTACAACAGTTGGAGGCACAGTAAAAAACTTATAATCATTTTTGTAAAGCATGTATTTTAGTATACCGCAGTTCTCGGCTAAATTAAAAACTTTTCCTTTAGAACCAAAAGAATAGTCTTCAATTAAAACTACAACTTCTTCTTTTTCAAATCCACCAAGAATAGTCAATACCCAACTTGCGATGTTTTCATATCGTTCTTGGTCTGTTAGGTATTCCTCATGCTCCTCGCCGAGGATATTGTGAAACTTTCCTTGTACCGTTTTACGATCGTTTAAAAAATAAAAATAAGAGTTTGAAAATGTTTTATCTTTACTGATGCAAACACAAGGGGAAGTCAGGCTGTAATCAATGCCTACTGTAATCATCTTCGTCTAGAAGATCTTCGTCAGATTCATCTTCTTCTGAAAAATAATCAGAATCGTCATTGAAGTCTAACTCTTCATTTTCCGTATCATAAAAATCACCGCAGAATGGACAGTGACTTGGAGAGTAACTTACTTCTTCATCATCAAATGATAATGCGAAGGAAGATCCACAATTGTCACAAACAATCTTTAAATCAGGCATAATTACCCCCTAGTTACAGCAAGAATCTTTTCAATCTGCTTCTTAATGACAGGTTCGCGATTTTCCCATTTGATCATTGGCTTGTCTGGGTTTTTCATTAAATTATATAGAAGCGGAAGAATCAATCCTTCTAGTTCTTTTAGTTTTGCTTTATGTTTTTCTTCAAGAGCAGCAACATATGCATTCTGTAATGTCTGTTCTTGAGCGTCTAATAGAGTGTCAATCTTTGCTTGTAGTGCAAGCAACTGATCCGTGTTTGCTGCAGGTGCTGTTGGAGTTGTAGTCTTTACGACTGTTTCTTCGTCTTCAAAACTAAATCCAAAATCAAATTCGTTGTCTACGTCAGACATGTTCTTTTACCTCGTATTCGTATCTATCATCATCTGATAACACCCACTTGGCAGAATTTTCTACAGACCACATTTGTGTTCCGAGTTTTCTTTCAATGACATTCTGCCCTGGTTTTGTCACAAATGATGGTTCAAATGCACGTATACGATTATTTGGTTGAATAGCAAAATTACCATCATCGAGTTTAATTACATGACCACATTTATGCTGCCCTGGAACTTCACTGAATCCAACATCAGCCATGTTTCGATCTTCTTGCGACCAATCAAGAGTGAACAAATATGTTCCTTCTTGCCATCGCTTTTCTCTGTCTATATAGCGCATTCTTTTGTTACAAAGAAAATCGAACTGAGTGACGCCGATGTATGAACTAAATGAATCCCACAAGACTAGATTGTGTAAGGCTTTTTGCGGCGCAGGAACTTTATGACAGAAAGCGTGTATCGGCATGCGAAACCAAAGCCCTTCGTCTTCCATGATGAAATGAAAAAGTGGGGCACGATGCGGTATCGACGCCACACCGAATATAAGGACTGGAAGATATGTGTCCTTCGCTTCATCGAACTCTGTTCTGTTCTGAAGAAAATTGGTCCGCACATAACATTCTATGGGCGGGATGTTTGCATTTAAGTATGCCATGTTAGTATATATTCAATCAAAGAAGAAAATATGAAATAATCTTGCATCTTCTTTCTTTGTTCCAAAGTATTGAGTGGCAGAGTGTAAACAACGCGCATCAAAAATTACAAGGCGATTAAAGACGTTTCCAATCTGATCAATTAGTTCAAACTTTGTTCGATCGTAAAATCCATGCATTGAATACACGTCTGATTTCGGTGGATCTGCGAGCGTAATTCCAGTTTGTTTATGGCGATAGAAAGAAGTTCCAGTTTCAAATGGTGCATCTGGTGTTAAGAACACCATCGCTGCCCATGTCTGAGTATCATGATGATGGACAAGAAGATCTTCTGGAGTGCAATATTGAAACACACCATTCATCGTTCCATCTCCAGGAAATTCTCGAATCTTGACTCCCATGATCTCTTCAAATCTTTGTTTAATCTGAGGTGTGTGATATACGTTTGCAGTGCGCTTTCCCTTATAAAACCGCAAATCATCATTGAAATCTTGTTTTAGAGCAAACTCTCGAAGAGCATATGGATCTTCATAGAAGTTATCTACAACCCATAACTTTTTTCTTGGATTACGATTCATTGCAAACAACGAACCCATTGGAGTAAATTGTTCATTCAAGGCAATTGCTTGCTCATGTAGAAATTTTACATGCGTCCCAGTATCATGATAATAGTGTTGGGATACAGCGAATTGAATACTTGGAAATGGATTCTTTCTATCTGGGTGCATTAATCGTGTTGTCACTTGCAACATCTTTTTGTAATCCATCAACTCCCAATACGTTTCTGCCATATTAACCAAGTGATCATTTCTTGATGGAACAAACTGCTCAGTTCTTTCCCACCATTCAATCGCTTTATAGTGTTCGCCAAGAACTCTGTGCGCAACACCAAGCACATTACAAGCATAGTACCCCATCTCATCAATTGACTCAGGATTATTACGTTTGTATGTTGTCATAAATCCAGGTTCTCTTCTTTCTAGCCATTCGCTAAAATAAAAGATAGTTCTTCGCGCCATTTCAATGGTGTGATTAATTCCAAGCGGAAGTTTGTTTGGCATAGAATCTTCATAACTTTTACCAACGTAAAAGAAATGATACATGTTTTCAAGCATTGAGTTTTCTCGAATCAATTTTTCTTCGAGTTTTAAAGCATCTAGTGCATATTTTGCAGGATTCTGGTGACTTTCTCCTGTTGATTTTCCGCCAGCAAGCATTTTAAATTGAAGACCCAGATTTTTTGTTGAATAGTTATGACCATATTCATTATCAAGATAGATTGTTTCATGGGCTGGATCATGATTGAATCGCCATGGTAAATCAGATCTCCAGATCCACGTTCTAAAATATTGGCATCCTGGAGCTTTAGCATGAACTGAATATGCATGAGTTGAATGATCGTTTAGTTCATTCCAATTGAAATCATCATCAACCTCCAGAGCCTCATCACAATCCATCTTCATAATCCAATCACAATTATGATTGGCTTGCAATGCCTTTTGGAGAACATGGTCGCGATTCCAACCATATCCAATCCAACCTTCTTCACACTTGTACATGAATCCTGGAATGTTATGTTTTTTTGCCCATTCTTCTACAATTTGCGGAGTTCCATCAGTAGAACCATTGTCTTGTAAGACCCAAAAATCAATATAAGGAGAGACAGATTCCAGCATTCTACCAATGCCAGCAGCCTCGTTTTTGAACATTGAAATCATACAAATGCGACCGTTTGTCGCAGTATTTTTATTGTTTAACATAAATCTATTCCTATATTCATACTCTTCAATAGCGTTGATATAAAGATCTCTGTTTGTATTGTGGAAGTTATAAAAAACTGGTTTACCTAAACCAATCCATGCTTCAGATAAAAATCTTCTACCCTCAATTTTACCACCAAAAAAATAATTAGTATTTTCTACAAAATTCCAATCTAGAGTTTTTATATATGATGAATTTGCCCACCACATGTTCCCGCTATAATGCCCAAAATCATGAAGTTTACCAATGGCTTCTTTAGAACCAAGTTCATTTACTGCAAAATATGGAAGCCATTCTGTACCAACCGTATCAAATGTCTGGTATGTTCCAAATTGAGTCAACAAAGATGGTACGTTTAATTTATTAACACACGTCCTCCATTTTTCAATCAAGAAAAATTCAATGTAGTTTCGCCACTTTATAATGTTTTTATAACAATCCATTGTCAAAAGTTTATTCTTTGGATTGTTAACATTAGACCAAATTTCTTCTAATTCATCAACACTAGAAACATATAGTTTTTTCTTATCGCCTAAAGACCAAGTGACTCCTTTTGCATGAAGAAATAAAACGTTCCAATTGTCTTGTTTATTTTTACAAAATTCATACAAGGATCGTAGTGTTGGTGCCTCTCCTTGTTTTTTATCTTCACCGTAAATTCTTTGTATCACATCAATTCTATCATAATCTTCTTGGGTCATTGGTAGAATTTCTTCTCCACTAACTCCAATATAGATAAAATCAGCAATATCGAACAACAAACTTTTTTTAAGTTTGTCTATCTGTTCTTTGAACACATTTTCCCAATCACCATATTGATACACATGGTAAAAAATTGCAATTTTTGTCATATTGCTAATAAGTGCGGTCTTTTCTTATCCGATTTAACTGCACAAAGCCAAGCATCAGTGACCGCAACGTTAATTTCTCTAGGTTCCCAATAGTATGTTTCAAGTCTAAATGATTGAAATTTAATTTTATCGTTGCGAATAAAACGAGCATAGGTTTTGTCAATGTAATACCAAAAACAATTCTCATTCCAATAACTCACATGTGTTGGATCTTGAAATGCTCCTCGACCATCAGTGCTCGGAACCTGGATAAATGCCCAACCCCCATCAACAAGAACGCGATGAATTTCAGACATAATCTTATGCTTATCGTGTAAATGCTCAAGAATATGAGAAGCATAGATTACGCCAACTGAGTTGTCTGGTAATGGGATGCCTTGGTTTAAATCCCATTTAAAGTTCCCATCATCCAAATCAATGTTAATATTGCATCCAGGTTTTGGATCAATCCCACCACCTAGTTCAACAATATGAAGTTTTTGATCTCTTGCATCTTTGCAAGCAAGATCCCACGCATATTTTTTAAATAACTCTACTGTTGTTTCTTGAATTTGTTGATTGCGTAAAAGAAAACTATTTTGTCCAGTGATTCTGTAGATATACAAAACTTTTGGAATGTGGTGCATTTTCGTATTAAGATAAGTTCGAATCATGAGTTCATGATCGTCACAAACACTTAATCCTACATTATGCCCACCGATTGATTTATAAAATGACGCTCTCCAAGATCGAACATGATCTGGAGAATACCAGATAAAAGATAATGCTCGACTTGTTGGTGGAAAACTATTATGAGCAATTAATTTTTTTCCTTCCCACTCAACAACTCTGGATGTCCATCCACACGCTTCATTAAAATGATTCAGATTTTCTTCGTCAGGATACCACTGAGCATCATCACTGTAGACAAATCCAACATCTGGATTTTCTTGATATGCTTTTGCAAGTTCCTCTAAACAATCTACTGTAAGAAGATCGTCATGATCCATTTCAACAAGCACTTCACCTGTTGCCAGGTGAAATGCTTTATTTTTGTTGAATCCAATATTTGTATTTGGGTCTTCGCTTGTGAAGATTTTTACACGCGGATCAATCTTTACATAATTATCAATTTGATCTGAAGTTGCTCCTCCATTCAAAAATAGAACCCATTCCCAATTTTCATAGTTCTGAGTTCTTAGGCTATGATATAGTTCAGTTATAAACGCATTTTTAAGATGCGTTGGTGTAATCACGCTTATCTTCACAAATCACCTCAAATAATTATTGAGCGGCAGGTGCCTCAACTGCAGCAACATCAGCAGCAGGAGCGGCTTCAACGGCAGCGTCTGCAGCAGGTGCTTCGGTAGCAACTTCAACAGCAGGTGCTGCTTCAACTGCGGCTTCTTCCTTTGCGCCACAACCAACTAGACCAACAGCAACTAAACCAACTAGAATAACATTCTTCATAACTTTCTCCTTTTTATATATTAACAACTAACAACATTACTTTTTAGCAGCGAGTTTTGCTACCCTTTCTGCTTCTCTAGCAGCCAACTTTTCAGCCTGTGCTTTTGCGAAATCAGCCTCTTTTTTAGCAATGGCTTCTTCTCTCCTCAAAGCAGTTACAAGTTTTCTTTCTTCGAGATAAGTGTGTCTGCTAGGATCTTTACTTCCTGGTGCCTCATTTTTTACCATCGCAACAAATGCTTCAAGGTTGGTTTCTCTCATAATTCTGCGATCTTCCAACCACTTGGCAGTAATTTCTCTTGCTTGTCTAGCGCACTCAGCAGCTTTTTCTGGATTGTTCACACGCCACTCAAGAAGTTCTGTTACCTTTTCCGTTGCCCATTGCTCGGCAATTCGGGCTTCCTTTCCCTCTGGCGTTAGTTTCAAAAAAGCCTCTTCTGACATATTTTGTATATTTACTGACATTGTTTTTTACCCTCGTGTTATGTATCAGATCTCGCAAACTCCAGCGGAGCATGCGAGTTCCTTTGCTGAAGTTGTAGTGTCTGTTTCTTCCATAAACTCCACCCAGTTGATGTCAACGTTCTGGAGCGCAAGAAGTTCATTATACTTCGCTTCATCAATTTCTTCGTATGGTGCTTGGCGATATGAACCATTGTCACGTGGAAGGAAAGAAACACCTGAAAGAATTGAGATGTTCTTGTAAACCCATGCACCAACTTCCATCCACTCATCATCACCAACGTAAACAGTAATAGATGGTTTATGTTCACACCAGTGATCCTGATAGATTTTCCAAAGTTCCAATTGCTCAATGGCAGTCATGTCATTGCGAGTGACGGAATTCTTTGGGGCTTTCATTGGGAATGAGAACACCCAATTTGACTTGCTGTAGAAATCTTCTTCAGCCTTGTATCCCTTGTCAATCATAAACTTGGCAAGAGGATCCTTCATGTCTGCTCTTACACGGCGAATGTAAAACTGAGCATAACGTGGGTGAATGCCTGATGCGGAATCCACCAATTGAGAAACAGTGCCTGAAGGTTTAACGCAAGTGATTGCAGCCGACTGTGGAACACCAAGAGCATCGGCGAATTCTTTATTCGTTTCAACGCAGTGTAGTCGAATTGCATCCAGTGCATCCGCGAGTTTCTGAGATGGTTTATTTAGCAACTTGCTGTCACAAATACCTGTCAACGATACACCCAACAAACGCTCCTCATCACAGTTGTTCTTCCAACGCTTGTTGATATAGCGGAAGTTTGTGAGTGTTGATTGTAATGTTCCAATAATTGTAGCGAGACGTGCTTTGCGCTTCAATGAGTCAACATCATCATTTGCGCGAACAACAATCTCTGAAAGATTGCAGAATTCAAATGGACGCAAGATAATTTCAGAACATGGGTTAGTACCGAATTCGTGCTTTGGATCGCGACGACCATTCTTGGCAGCGACAGCCTGTGAAGCAGCACGCGAGAAGATACCACGCTCACCAGACTTTGACATATAGAGAGCATGCCATTCATTCATGAATGTATCCATGTCTACCTGTTTATCATACACCGCTGATATGTTTGCCAACGCTCTTTGTCCGTTATGCGCCCACCAATCTCCCGACTTTGCATGGCGCAGTTGGTCATCGTTGAGGTCGGTAAGAGAAATGAGAGCACTGCGGCGAACGCCACCGCAAACAACAATATCAGCAATCTTGCATACGATGTCATGACACTCCAACGTTGATAGTTTTCTACCACGTGCCTTTTGAAAGATGTTGAGAGTGAATTTGATTAGATCAACCAATGGCTCTGGTCCACTCGCACGACCACCAAAAGTTTTTAGACGTTCGCCAGCAGGACGAACCTTTGACACATCCCATTTTGGGATCTTTCCAGAATACAAAAGAGAAATGATTTCACGATATGCTGAAGCCCAACCAATCTTTGAGTCAGCAATCACAACCGTTGTGTCTGTTTCGTGTAATTCTTCTGGCACTTCTGGGAGTTTGTTTGTATATTTTGACTCTACAGAGAATCCAACGCCAGTTCCGCACATGAGAATATACATGATTTCGTCGAATGCTTTTGGTGTGTCAATCGCAACATATGAGCAGTTATATCCAGCAACTTGATCTTTTTCTAATGCAGGACCAGCAGTCATCAAGCAACGCATTGATGGCATGACTTCCAAGCCAAGAATGGCTTCGCGCAATTCTTCCCAAGGAACTTTCTTATTATTGTTTGTCTTCTCTTGGAAGAATCGAATGTAGCGATCTACAGTCTCATCCCATGTCTCGCGACGACCTAGTTCGTCATTGAAGCGTGCATAGCGAGAAATGTGAATGAAATCTTGATAGATGCTTGGAAGTCTAGTTGTCATCATCTGCTCCTTGTTATTCTGTTGCGATAAATTGTGTTGAAAGAGGGAAAACCTCGGCGATAACCTTTGCACACTCTTTCGCAATATCCATGTGTTCCTTTTGAGTGCCATTGCCGCTTCGGAGTTGTATATAGTGAATCCATGATCTCAAGGTTCCACTCATATAAAGTCGAGATAAAGTTAATCCTTCTGGGAGAATTGCTCGTGCTTGTTCTTTAGCAATGCCGTTTTTAATTGCCCAACTGTAGTGTGTTTTTACAAGTTCAATAATATCTTTTTGTCTATTATTCCATTCATAGATCAATGGGTAGTTATCAGTCTTGACGCTGTTCTGTCTATTTTTTTCGTCTTGCAATCTTGCTTCACGGAAAGTGAATTCTAGATCTTTCGTTGGATCAGCATACCGCTGAGAAAATTCTTGAAATGAGAAACTGCGATGACGCAGAATCTGACGTGCAATGTCTCTTGTTGTTTCAATTTCAAGACACATTGTTGCCATTTCAAGCGGAGACCAATGCTGATGCTTGACCAAATATTTGATCAACTTTTCTGCAGTCTCGCTATTCATTTGGTTGGAGGGATTGGACACTCTTGCGCAGAAGGCAACAAGGTCCGTTGGCGTATCCAATCCCTCAAGAACTGGCTTGCTATAAGAAATCAATTTTACTTTCATGATTATTCGCTCGCTACATTAAATACTTGTACTTGTTTTGGTTTAACTTCCTTTGTACCACCTTGAGCGGCAAGAGTCTGCGCACGAACATATGCGTCAGTATACTCTGCATGTGTGCTGTCGTCAAACCACCACCATTTGTCAAAGAAATATTTTGGCTGACGTTTGTATTCAACATACCACATGTTGTTGTAATGAGAAAGGCGCACTTGTACTATTGGATTTAAAACAATTTCTAAACCTTGATCTGATAGATTCATTTTAGCACCTTTTCCAATGCGTAAACTTCAGTTTGGCAGACAATCCACTGAATGTATTGTTATCTATAATACTCTTTATTTCATCAGAAGTAAAGCCATTTTGTATCATCTCATTCACATCTTTTCCAGAGACACTCTCAGGAAACAAACAAACTTTATGTCCCTTGTCAATTGATTTCTCAATTTGTTTTACAATATCTTTATTGCGCGGCTCATTATCATAAACTAGAACAGTATCTAGTTCTGGAAGAACTGCTGCCACGCCACCCAAATTAGAATCGCCAGAGGCAATGCTATTCTCAACAAAATAAGAATCAAACTGCCCTTCCAAGACATAGATACGTTCTTGCTTGCGCAAGCGATGCAATCCAAACACCTTCTTCTCATCTGAGATCTTGACTGTAACGTAACGAATCTTGGTGTCAGACAATGCTCTCCCTGCAACGTTCGTAATTTCTCCTTTCTCGTTTGTGTAGAAAAGAACAATACGATCGTCGTTTGGAACCTCGTCTTTGCCGTGTTGGGGGAACTCTGTATCTAGGAAATCTCGAAATTTTGGAATGAATAAAATTTCATCCCAATACTTTTCGGGAATCTTCCTCTTTTTTATATAGGCTCGAGCATAGTGCTCTTCGGGTAAATTTGCTACACTATAATGTGTATACGCTCGCCAAGTTCTCTCCAGGCTTTGAGATTGCGTTGAATCTCCTCTGGAGTTGTTGAGAGTAGACTGGAGTCTGGCGTAGGCGTTTCCCTTGAGTTGTTCGAAATCAGGCTTCTTGGCGTTAGTGCCGTATCCTGTTTCACCAGCTGCATATCGTTCGAGGATATACTGCTTATAGGTTGTACCATCGACGTGCTCCAGAAATTTCGCAAACGTCGTAGACTTGCTGCAATTGTGGCAGACGAAGAAGTAGTCGTTGGACTTGCGATAAACATAGCCTCTTGCCTTTAACTTGTTTTTCTTCGAGTCACCGCAATATGGACACCTAAAATTGTAGAGATCAGTTTTTTTCTCTTTAAACTGCTCTAATTTAGATGAAACAAAACCAAGAAATTTTCTATCAATATAAACGGACATACATCACATAAATTGTTCATGACATACCATCATACATCATTCTTTAAAATATTTCAATCTTTCAAACATAAAATTAATTGCAATTCTTCGTTCATTATGCACAGGCAGCGAACCAGCATGATACATGTTTGAATCAAACAATACTCCAGTTCCTTTTAACGGACTTGCTTTTGCAATTAGTTCATCATTATCATCAAAAAAATAAGTATCACCATCACTGTCAGTTGGATAATATAAAAAACTATAATATGGTCCACCTTTACCGCAATCTGGATGAGGATATTGAATTGTTCCAACTGCAGTGTTTCTAGGAAAAGTCATATTTGCTAAAATTCTTCCAGTTCTAAACTTCTCATATACCAAATTATGTCCAAAATAATCGACCAAGTAATTAGACAATTCTTCAATAACACCAATCCACTCATTTGGTTCTCTTTCCCAGCACAACATTGAACCAAAGAATGAGTGATCGCGGATTTTAAATCCTTTTGTTTCTATATTAATTATTTTCGATATGCATAAATCTTTTTTATTAATACTATTCTTTACATAAACCCACGGTATGTCTTCAGATAATACATACTCTTCAACTTTATCTGCAAGATCTGTTGGAATATCGTTTACATAATAAATTAACATTAATCGCTACAAAGCCTCAAAAAGAAAATTTATAATGATTCTTCTGTTACTATGAACAGGTAATGAACCTGCATGATTCATATTAGGAGAAAACAAGACTCCAGTTCCTTTTATTGGAGATGATTTTGCAATTAAATTGTTTTTGTAATTTTCTCTTGTTTCAAAAAAATAAGTGTCACCATCACAATTTATTGGATAGTATAAAAAACTATAGTAATTTTCTTCATCAGATTCTGAAGGGAAATTTATATCTGTGTGTGGTTGTTGAATTGTTCCCTCAGCAGTTTTTCTAGGAAGATTCATTACCGCTACAATTCGCAAAGGGCGTAATTTGGCATAAAGAATATTGTTTTCAAAATAGTTAATTAGGTAATCTGATAAATGTTTAACAACATCATAAGACTTACTTTCTACGGAACTGCCTGCTGAGTAAATTATATGACTCATCATCTCATGATCTTTGACAATAAAATCGTCAGACACATTATTTTTGTTAGTTACAACTTCAGGAGACACAGTTGATATTGTGTATGACCATGGAATATCTGGAGATAAAACATACTTTTCTATTGTATCTGCAAGATCTGTTGGAACATCGTTCACATAATAAATTATCATAATTACTTAATCTCAAATGGTAATCCTAATCGAGAAATAATCCAGCCAACAACAACAGCACCACCCATTACAAGCCAACGCCATTTGTTAAGATCTTCAATCTTTTGTTTTTCGACATTATGTTGTGCTGCCATATCTTCGCGTAATGCTTTCATTTCTTGCACAATATCTGTACGCAATTCATCCATCATGGCTTGTAGTTCTTTACGATCGTCGTTTTGACGTTCGTCGAGTTTCTCAAGAGTTTTGTCAAACTTCTCGTAGATGACTGTAAAGAAAGAAACCTTCTCTTTCATTGCAGCGACATCAGTCTCTAGTTTACTTAATCTCGCCTCAAAGTCAATCATTTTTAATCCCGTAATGTTTTTCTAAAAGATACTTTCGTGTGCTCGAATCTTTGCACATTTCATCGCTGGCTTTTGTTTTCCAAATTTCTGGAAACAAGCCATGTACAAAGAGAATAAAGGAGAATTTCCATGCTCTGGTTAGATGTTGGAAATAATTAAATCCAGTATCACTGAGGTGGGACATTTGCAGCAGCCTTTTGTTTTTCTTGTTCTTCCATCATCTTTTGTATTTGTTCTGGGCTTGGTTTTTGAATTAACTTCAATTCCTTTGGTGGTGCCATTAAGATTGGATCAACTTCTAACTTTTCAAGTTTTGGAAGTAATCGCGTCAAAGGGTTTCCACAGCCAGCAAGACTTAATGAAAGTAAAATCACTAGAAGGTATTTCATGCGCCCTCCTTCTTTTTCCATGGCAGATCAGGCAGTTCAATGTCAATTCCGCGTTTCTTATTTTCTTCGTCAATTTTCTTATTGACTTCAATAATATATTTTTGTAGCGAAGAAAGTTGCTGAGCATTCTGTAAACAAATAGAATAATTCTCGGCAACTGTTTGTAGTGCTTGATTGTCTCTTACAAACGAACTTGATGGGTCAGCAGCAAGATTCATATCAAGTTCAAGTGTTGGAGACGCTGCAGCATTATGAGTGTGGACCCATCCATTTGACAAATCATATTGTCCTGGAACAGTACCTGCAGCCGCTTCAACAATCTTTGTTTCTTTCTCTTTAATTCGTGTGATCTTGTCAACGTATTCAACCTTCACAACTTCGCGAATCATTGCTTGCTCTTTTTTCAATTTGAGAGACAATTCTTCTGCTTCGTTCGCTGCACGTTGAATTTCAGCCTCACCTGCTGCAGTTCCTTTTTGATAGCCAGCAGCAAATGCGCCGCCGACTATAAAGACCACAGCAAGGATCTTATAGGGTAATGGTATCAGCATAGATTAATCCCTCGACCAAACGTCTGCTTCAGTCAGATCATTCAACCACATACTTGCGCCAAGCAACTTCTCATACAACCAAAAGCAACCAAGAGAAATGTGTCTAAAGAATTCTGCAAGTATTCGCAGCATCCAAATGAATGGTACAGATACCTGCGAGAATATAAACATTAATCGCACCAACTGGCTTTCTTTTCGCCAAAGTATGCACGAGCGTGACCGTTCTTGATTAGAAGTTCAGAAAGTTTCTGACCATCAATAATCACGTCGCCAAGCACACGTCCACCAAACTTGTCGTGCTCTTTCAATTCGATTTGAATTGATTTTGCATTTGCAACTAGGTTTTTTGTAAAGGCACTTGCTGCTTCGGCAGCAGCTGCTTCTTTTGGGCAACCAGCACGTGCTCCTTTTTCTGGTGTATCAACACCCAAAACACGCAAACTTAATTGTGGCTTGAGTGGCTTTGGCATGAATGGTGCTTCAAACACCACCGTGTCGCCATCAGCAACCTTTACGACTTTGTAATCGTAAGGGTTTGCTAATGCGACTGCAGAAAGAGTTAGTGCTGCGAGAGCAATTAACTTCTTCATACTTTTGGTGCCTTTGGTTTGCGTGCCTTCTTGACTTTCTCAACAGCAACTTCTGCTGCTTTTTCTGCATGAGCCTTTGCTTCAACAGCAACTTCTTTTGCAGCAGCAACAACGTCTTTTGCGTCAACAACGCCATCATCGTTCTTGTCTGGATCTTTAACTAATTTCCAAACAATCCAACCAGCAACAGCGAGCAATAAAACAACAACTAATGTACCCATTTTAAACTCCTAATATATTATTTTTTAGCGAATTTCTCCGCAACAGTAGTACCAAGTCCAGCAATAACAATCATCATCATTGAATCATACATATTTTTATCGACAGTCATTCCAGCAAATAGATTTAATAAAAACGCAAGAGCAACCAAGAAAGTTGCTAGTGTCGTAATTACACGCTTAGATGAGATAGAACCATCTGCACCATCGGCGACCATTGATCTTAAACCAGCGAATAGACTCATTTTTTGTCTCCTAATACATTTTTTGCGAATTTTACGAAATTCATATACTTTACCGCTACATTATAATCGTGGGTTAATATAAGAATCCGACTACGAAAACTCACAATATATCGCTTATCTACATTTCGGAGACATAATGTTTCCATCATGGTTTCTTATTTAGCCAATGGATTTTCCCATGCTTTCTGAATCTTCTCGTCGACTTTCTTTTCCAATTCCTTCAATTTAGAGTCTGTTTCACGCTCGATCGTTCTTAATCGCGCTGACATCTCGCGATCTGTAACTCCAACGAATCCACGAACTTCCTTATCAAGTTCGCGATTGCGTCTTTCTGCTGCATCGACATCTGCTTGTAGGCTATCAATGTCACCCTTTAGATCCGAACGAACATCGCGAAGAATGTCGCCGCTCTCGTCGACCATGACGACTGCATTATCAACACGCTCTTCCATCTTCGTGATGCGCTCGTTAATTGCAGAAAGGTCTGGGGCAACGTATTCTTGGATCTGTTGCTTCATGTCCATATAATCTTTATAGAATTCAAATGCTCCATAAAGACCGCCCAATACTGAAGAAACAATACCACCAGCGATCATCAACTTTGCTGGGGT